GCGGCCAGGGCCAGCACCTGGGCGGCGTCCAGCGGCGCGGCGGCTTCCAGGGCGGCCTGGATGCGGGCGATCTCGGTCAGCGTGGCGGCGCGGCCGGGGAAGGCGACCACCAAGGCGACGCGGCCGAGGCCGCCATACAGCGGCAGCTCCTTGCAGATGGCGCGGGGGTAGATCGCCTGCGCCCAGGTGATGTAGTCGCCCGGCCCGCCGCCCATCGGTCGCCGGCGGCGCCAGGCGATGGCGCGGAGCCGCAGCTCCTCCAGCGTTTCCTGGGCGCTGCCGCCGGTCAGGGCATCGGCGTCCACGGTCAGGGTCTGCGCGGCCAGGCCGGCGACCGGGCTGTCCAGGTCCAGCACCGTGGCGCCGGCCAGGTTGCCGGCCAGCCCGGCGGTGACGGCGACGATCGGCACGGCCTCGGTGCCGGTGCCGTCGCAGGTGGTGGCGGCCGTCACGCGATACAGGCCGCCGCCGAGGGTGGCGTCCTCCGGGATGACGGTGCCGACATCGCTGCCGGCGGGTGGGTTGGCGAAGCCGGCGGCGGCCTGGGCCGATGCCTGGCTGAGGCCGAGCCGGGCAGCCTGCTCCGGCACCAGGGCCACGGCGCAGGTATCAAGCCAGAAGTCTCGCACCTCGGCGGCGAAGCCCAGCTCCACGCCATACAGGACGGCGGCGGGGGCGCGGGCCAGCGCCGACCACGGCGCGACGGCGGAGGAGGCGTCGACGCCCTCGGCCACGGCATCGGCGAATTCCGCCTCCCAGCCGGCGGCGAGGCGGGCGGCGATGTCGTCGGGGGCGTCCGGGGTCCAGGGCATCAGGCGGCCACCACGACCGGCAGCGCGAGGCTGTTGTTGCCGGCGCGGGTGGTGAGGCGCAGGCGATGCGGCCCGGCTTCCGCCACGCTGGCAGTGGGGGTCAGGCCGCGGCGGGCCAGCGGGGCCAGGGCTTCCAGCGCCATGGAGGCGGCGCGGGCGCGGGCCTCGGGCAGCTTGGCGCGGGCCAGCAGCCACAGCCGGCTGCCGGTCAACTCACCGCGCGGGTCCAGCGCATCGCCGGCGTAGCCGCCACGCGCGCCGAGGCTGGCGGGCATGGCGGGATCTTCGGGCATGGTGTTGGGCAGGCGGTCGTCGGTGCGGGCGCGGCGCTGCGTCAGCAGCGCGAACAGCATGGCCGAGAGCGGCGAGCTATCCAGCACCAGCCCGGCCGGGGTGGCGACCAGGTCGCAACGGCCGGTGGCCGCATTCGGGCGAAGGGCGAGGTCAGCGGGCATGCCCCATCCTCGCGCGCGCGCGGATGGGTGGTCAGGCCCGCCGAGGCGGGGCGCTGCCTACGGCGTGATGGTGCCGGTCGCGGTGATGTTGCCGGTGACCGCCAGGTCGCCGGTGATGGTGACCCCGCCGGCCGCGACAATCTCCACGCTGCCGGTCTCGATCGTCACCTTGGTGGCGGAGAGGATGCGAACCTCGCCACCCGGCAGGACATGCACGCGGGCGCTGCCGTCCATGGCGTAGATGGCGGTCTCACCCTCGGCCAGGTTGCCGAGGCCGGCGCTGGTGGCGCCCAGCAGCACCACGGGAATGCCCTGGTCACCGCCCACCGCCAGCACCAACGCCATGACGCCGCCGGCGCCGGGGTTGCAGGCCAGGCCGGGCGATTGCAGCACCTCGGCCGCGCCGCGCACCACGCCCTCGCCGGTTTCCACATCGACCGTCTGCGCCACGCCGGCGTCGCTCACCCGGTGCAGCACGCCGCGCTGGATCATGCCGCGCAGGCCGGCGACGAACTCGCTCATCATCGGGCGGGCACCGGGCCGCCGCCCAGTGGGTAGGCGGTGCCATCCAGCGCGCGGCCCTGGGTGCGCTCGCGCCGATGCGCCTGGCCACGCTCGGCGGGGTCGAGGTCGTAAGCGCCCTTGGGCACGATCTTCATCTTGGTCAACGCGCCCTCCGGGCCGTAGCTGTAGGCCAGGCTGCCGATCAGCCGCTGCTCCAGCACGCCGGCGAAGGGATCGTCGATCAGCACCAGGCTGTTCGGCCGCCACAGCGCCCGGTCAGGCCCGGCGCGGAAATCGAGCACGGTGATGTTGTGCTCCATGCCCTTGCCCCGGGCGACGCGCGCCATCCAGTCCGCCTGCTGCTGCACCGTGGCGCCGCCGCTCTGCGTCTTGCTGGCCCGCACGGTCGGCCGATACAGCGTGATCTCGGGGTCGCGGGCATGGCCTGTCTGCACCGCGGCCGCGCGCTCAGGCGAGCGGGCCGGCGGTGGCGGGGTGGGCGCCGGGCCGCCGCCCAGCGGGTACGCGGTGCCGTCCAGCCGGGCGGTGCGGGCGGTGCCACCGGTGCCCTGCCCCTTCACGTAGTAGTCGCTGAACCGGCCGGTCCAGTCGTCGGAATAGTCGATCTCCAGCAGCTGCTCGCCCAGGCGCAGCGGCGCCGGCGCTGGGGTGTTGCCGCCCCGGGTCAACACCAGCCCGCCCACGCCGTCGCTGGTCACCAGCATCTCGCGCTGCCGCGCCAACTTCTCGACCGCGGCCAGCACGGTGTCGGCCGCCTCGATGCCGATCAGCGGGAAGGCGGCGCCCACCGGCACATCGGCGCGCACGGTGATGCCGAACGGGGTGCAGATGCGCTGGGCGAACTGCAGGATGGTCAGGTTGCGATACTCGACCGGCCCGCGCGGCGCGGCGGCGCAGTGCACTAGGTGCGCGGCGTCATCCAGGAAGATGATGCTGACCGCGATCTCCTCGGCGCTGGCCCGGCATTTCACCTGCGCCACCCAGCCGCGCAGCACTTCCTCGCCATCGATGGCGATGCTGCCGCGCTGCCCGGCGGCCAGCGGCGCCAGGCTCTCCGGCTGATACGGGCTGTTGGCGAAGGCCCGCCGGGCGCGGGCGGCGTCGTAGAATTCCAGGGTGGCGCCGGCGGCCAGGTCGGCGATGTCCCGCTCGATCGCCACGGCGGTCCAGTGCTCATAGACCCGCCCGCCCAGCGTGAGGGTGACACGGCGGGTGGGCGCGGCCTGACGCAGCCGCAGGATGCCGGCGACGGCCATCAGGCCAGGTATTCCAGCACCGCGCCGGCCCGCACCACCGCCGGGTCCAGCCCGTTGCGGACAACCAGGTCATCGTAGATTGGGCGGATCAGCCGGGCATCGGCGCCGGCCAGGTGATTGGCCACGGCCCAGGCGGTGCAGTCGTTGGGCACGGTCAGGCGTCGCACCGCCGGCAGCCGGCCGAGGCCCGCCGAGATGTCGCGCGCCAGTGCCTGCCGCAGCCCGGCCAGCGCCTGGTAGGTCGCCGCCACTTGGCCCGGCGCATCGCCCGCCATGGCCGCCACGTCGCGCTGGGCGGCGGCGATCGCCGCGTCGGCCCGCGCCCGCCAGGCCAGCGCCGCCTGCCGGGAAATGAAGCGCTGCCGGGCGCCGGCCGCGATCGCCGCGGCCAGGGCATAACCGCGCAGCGCCACCAGCACCCCGGCCGGCACCACGATGGCGGGCGGCGGGGTCCAGGCGGCCATGGCCAGCAGCGCATCGGCCACCACGGCGGCATCCAGGCGCAGGGTGGTATCGGTGCCCGCGTCGCCGCCGGCGGCGATCGCCGGGGTGGCGGCCGGCAGGGCTGTGCCGGCGATCAGCGCCGGGGCGCCGTCCAGGGCATCGGCGACGGAGGCGCCATAGCTGGCATCGCCGGCGGCGCTACCCAGCCCAACCAGCCCGGCCAGCTGCGGCGAGAGCAGGCCCAGCAGGGCGCCGCCATTGGTCAGCCCGCCCACCAGGCCGATGATGCCAGCCCGCACCCACAGGCCGAACGATGCCACGGCGTTGACGATGCCGAGGCCGAGGCGCAGCGGGGCCAGCAGCTCCGCCAGTAGGCCGCGCAGGGTGGATTTCAGCCCCTCCGCCGCCAGCAGCAGCAGGCCGAGCACATCAAAGGCCGGCTCCGGTGCCTCGCGGAAATACTCGAAGCTGGCGCTGAAACTGGCGACGCGCAGGCGCTTCCAGTCCAGCTCGATCTCCGGCGCGTTGATCAGCACCAGCTTCAGCTCACCCAACCAGGGGTGCACCAGGGTGGCCGGGCCGGCGGTGCGGAAAGCCTCCTGCAGCTGCTGCGCGCGCTGCACATAGTCGTCGCCGACGATCAGGCCCGGCACGCTCAGCGGGCCATCCAGCGCGCCGAGGTCCTGGTGGACGCGGTAATCCAGGCCTGGGAACAGGAAGGACTGCACCCGGCGGCCGGCGCCGCCCCTCACGTTGGGCACGTGGAATTCGATACCGCGCCAGCTGGCCGGCGCGACGCCGGAGAGCAGCTCCGCCACGGAAAGCGCCATGGCTACTGCCTCCCCAGCACGGGGCCTTGCGATCCGGTGACGGCCACGCCGGGCTGGTCGCTGTCAGCGCTGCGCAGCACCAAGCCAGGCTCCAGGCCGATTTGCAGGTTGCCGTTCAGGCGGGCCGTGCCGCCGCCGGTGGGCAACGGGTCGGCATAGTAGCCGCCCACTGCCGCGCGGCCGGCGCCCTGGCGGGCACGGACATTGCCGAGCACCTGCGGCGGCGCCTCGGCCGCACCCTCGGCCGGGCTGCCTCCACCAGGCAGCGCCGCGCGGATGCGATCCACGATGGCGATGATCGGCCCGAGGATGCGCTGCGCGGTCTGCACGAACCTGTTGAGACGGCCCTCAATGCTGTTCCAGATGTCGTTGAACCACCCCGTCAGGGCGTTCCAGCCGTCCTTGATGCCGTTGATCGCCGCCGTCATCGCGCCGCCGCTCCAGCTATCTATCCAGGCGACGGCATCGGTGAAGCCCTGCTCGATACCCTCCCACATGCCGCTGAACAGGCTGATGAGGCCGGAAACGATGCGCTTGAACACCTCGCCGATGAACCAGGCGACGTTTTCCGTCACCATCTTCAACTGTTCCCACACAGCCTGGAGCCTGGGGCCGATCGTCGCCCAGTTCTTCCAGACGTAGTAGGCCGCCATGGCGAGCGCGGTGACCGCCGCGATCACCACGCCGACTGGCCCGCTCAGCAGGCCCAGGCCCACGCCGA